AAAGCTATTGCTGACGGTAACTACTTCCATTATGTAGTAGACGGTGACTATTCTGGTGAGCTTCCTTTAATTGGATTCCCTAACGTAACTGTATGTTCTACTCCAGGTCTTTCTGGTTTAGCTACTGGTAACTGTTATTTAATGAGAGCGTCTAACGTTTATATCGGTGTAGATTTACCAGAGGAAGAGTCTAACGATGTTAGAAGTTGGTACGATGATAATGACAGAATTTATAAGGTGACTATGGCGTTCAGAAGAGGTGTAAATGTAGCCTTCCCTGACCAAATAGTAGAATTCTTATTAGCATAAAAATTAATGGGGGATTAATTTCCCCCTTTTAAATAATTGTTAGCTGAGATGCTAACTAACTGAAAATCAAATAGTTATGAGTTGTGTATTAGCAAGTGGAATGGCCAGAGATTGTAGTGATTCTCTAGGAGGAATTGAGGAAGTCCTTATTTCTGAAAGAGATAATGTTACTGCTTTCACTCAGTCAGGACACGAAATAAGTGCTATTACTCAGTCTGGAGCAACTAATTTTTATCGTTACAATTTAAAGAAAGAGTCAGGATCGTTAACCTCTACAGCAACTGTGGACCAGACGGCTGGTACTTCTTTTTATGATAATGTTTTAGCGTTTACAATAAATAAATTGTCAGCTACTAAAACAAACGAAATTAAAATGTTAATGTTAGCTAGACTTGCAGTAATAGTAAAAGATAATAATGGTAAATATTGGGCGTTAGGTTTTGACCAGTTCGCTGAAGGTAGTTCTTTGGTAGCACAAACTGGACAGGCTTATGGAGACCCTAACCAATACCAAATCGAGTTAACTGATAAATCACAGTTACCTTGTTATGAAGTTCAAGCCTCTGTTGTGGCTGGTTTAACGATTGCTTAATCGTTCTTTGTTGTATGAAAGAGGGGAGTAAATTCCCCTTTTTTTTTAAATTTGTAATTATGTTAAAAAAATCTTATATAGGAAAAACGATTCACACTAAAGGTTTTAAAGTTTTAGTATGTGAAGAGAATATAGAATTACTTAAAAAGTTAGAAATAACTGAAGTATTTACAGAAAAGAAAAAAACAAAGAAAAGTGATAGTACTGACTAAAGATACTACTAATAATTTTGTTTGTACTTTGTATGAATTAACTACTATTCAACAAAACGCTGGTTATTTATTTGAGTTTATAAGTGACCAAACTAAAGAAAAAAAGACTACAGTATTGACAGATATTAGCACAAATATTTCTAGATATAATGAATTTCACTTAATAGAGAATAGAGTAGAAGACCCTGTTAACGGCCAAATTAATTTAGGCAGTGCTGGGTATTTTACTTATAAAGTATATGAGCAGTTGAGTTCTACTAACTTAGATCCTACAAATGAATTAGTAGTAGTCGGAGTAGTAGAGGAGGGAAAAATGAAATTAATAGACACTAACTACGAGCCTAGCTATACAGAGCATTCAGTTTCACCTAGTACTAACATAGTATATAATCCTAGACAATGAGTATAAAATTAATTCCTATCAATTTTGGCGGTTATGAATTACCAGAGTTTAAAGAGTCTAAAAAAGGTGACTGGTACGAATACGGAATAGATAGACCTTATAAGAATACTTATCCAGATTATTTAACTAAACTATATAACGAGTCTAGTAAACATAATCAAATTATCAATAGTAAAGTTAAGTTTATAGTAGGTCAAGGTTTTGTAGTAGATGAGAAACTATCATTTTCAGAGAGAGCTTATGTAGATGGCTTTTTGAGGATGCCTAACGAAGACGAGAACATAGACGAGCTAACGTCTAAACTAGCAAAAGATAAAAAAGTATACGGAGGTTTTAGCTTACAGGTTAGAATGTCTAAGAGTGGCAAAATAGCTGCTATTAATCATATTGACTTTTGCGACATAAGAGCCGGAGTTGATAATGGTTTATTTTATTATACAGATGACTGGGCCTCTAGAAACCCACAAAACAACGAAGATTTTAAAATATTACAACAGTTTCCTTACGATGATACTGCTAAGCCAGAGGTAGACTATTTAATATACTACAAAGAATACAGACCAGACTTAGGTGTTTATCCAATGCCAGACTATACTAGTGCTATTCCTTACTTAGAGTCAGACGCTGAGATAGCTAACTTTACTTTACAAAATATTAAAAACAACCTTTCAGCGGGTTATGTAATTTCTTTTGCAAATGGGCAACCAACAGAGGAAGAGATGGCTAACATAGAGAGAAGATTTAAAGATTATGCTACAGGAGCTGATAATGCTGGTAAGCCTTTGCTTTCATTTACTGACCAGAATAGTGACCACCCTCAAATACTACCTATTCCAGTTAACGGACAAGACGAAAGATTTATAAACCTAAATAACCAAATAAGGGAAGAGATATTTACAGCTCACGCAATTACTAGTCCTCAGATTTTTGGAATTAAAGAAAACTCTGGACTAGGTAACAACGCTGACGAGATAGCTGTAGCTAGTCAATTATATCAAAACTTACAAATTGATCCAGAGCAAAAAGTATTTAACGAATTAATAAATTCAATACTTAACTTTAACGGTATTAGTGGAAATCCAGTAAGACTACAGAAAATAGAGCCAGTACAAAGATACTTTAGTGAGGCAGCTGTATTAGGTGCTATGACTCAGGACGAGCTGAGGGAAAAAATAGGACTATCACAAAGCGAAATAGAGACTAATAAAGTAGCTGAAGCTATTGGAATATTAAGTCCTTTAGTAGCTACTAAGGTACTAGATAATATGTCTATAGAAGAGATAAGACAATTAATAGGTCTTAAAGGTAGTGTAACTAAAACAACTGAAAGCCTAAAAAAAGAATTTGAAGACGTACAAGACGAAATATTATTTAGTCAATTAGATAACACCGGTATAGAAATAGACCAACTAGAAACTATTGAAACTTTTATAAAGCCTATCACTAATATAGAAGAGGCTAAGAAGTTTGAAAGTGAATTACTAAAAGATTTTAAATTTGAGATTAATAGAGTTTTAACTGGAGCAGAGAAAAGTATATTAGATTTACTTATAGATAATCCAGATTTACCTATTACAGAAATATCAGAGGCTTTAAATTTACCGCAGTCTGAGGTTAACGATTTAATAGCTGAGCTACAAAACGCTGGAGCTTTAGATAATGAATTTAAACCTACTGAAGATGCTAAGCAAAGTATACAAAAACCTGAAGATGAGACCTTTGTAGTTTATAAATATATAGAAAGACCAGACGCTCCTCCTTTAAAAACTCAGAGTAGACCTTTTTGTATTAGAATGATGGCACTGTCTAGGACTAGAAGATATACATTACAGCAATTAAGTACTTTAACAAATGACTTAGGACAGACAGGAATTGATATATTTACTAAAAGAGGTGGCTGGTATAACAACCCTAGAACAGGACAAACTACTCCTTTTTGTAGACATATTTGGGAAATGCAAATTGTAAGATTAAAAAAATGAAATTAAGCAGCTACCAAATATTAAAAAGAAAAAAGCTAAAAGCTGAGAGTGAATTAGAGTATTTAAAAGAAGATTTAGAGGCTATTGTTTTACAGCCTTATAGTAGTAGAGCTAAAAATGTAAGACACGAAATAAAATTAAAATACGATATATAATGGCAGTTTTATTCATATCAGAGCAATACGTTAAGAACACTACATTAATAGACGAGAATGTAGATGTAAGATTAATTCTACCTAGTATTAGAGACTGTCAGGAGTTAAGGATTCACCCTATTTTAGGGACTCCTTTATATGAAGATTTAAAGACTAAAATATCTAACACAAATAACACAAATTTAAATAGTGATGAGACTAACTTACTAGATAATTATATAGCTCCTACTATGGCTCAGTGGGTGATGTATGAATGTTCTACTTCTATGTTGTTTAAATATAGAAATAAATCTGTAGCAACTAAAAATAGTGAGAATAGTAACCCTATAGACTACCAGGATTTACAGTTTTTAAGAGACGAATGGAAAAACAAAGCAGAGGAAAGAGAAGCTAGACTAATTAATTTTTTATGTGATAACGATAATTTATTCCCTAAGTATAAAGAACATTCTGACGACTTAAACCCTAGAAAGACAGCTTTTCAAACTAGTTTTTATTTAGGTGGTGGGAATAGTACTTATTGCTGGAGAGACGAATATAGAAATAGTCAAAAATGATATTAACCTATAATCAAATATTAAAAGAGTTTAAGACGTTTGCTACTAATCATAAGCAAATCCAAAATTTTGGTAATGGTGATCTATGGGAAATAGTAGAACATAACCAACTAACAGATTTTAACTATCCACTATTTTGGGTAGCTGACCAGCCAGCAACTTTAGGAAACGGTGTTTTTACTTGGAATTTTAATGTAATGGCTATGGACTTAGTTAATAAAGACGAGTCTAACGAGAATGAAGTTAAGTCGGATATGTGCCAGGTCTTACTAGATACTGTAGCTTATTTTGAACATAAGACAGACGTAGTAGGAACTCCAGCTACTAATAAAGTAGACTGGTTAAAAGTAAATTTAGTTAGGTCAGGAACTTTAACTAGTTTTACAGAAAGATTTGAAGATGAGCTAACAGGCTGGGGAATGAATATAGGATTTAAAATTCCTTTTGCTTATGATAATTGTAACCTACCAATAAGTTAATTATGGGAGTAATATATAATAGAAATAGAAAAAAGGCTTTGTTGTTTATACCCTCTGGGGGTTTAGGTCCTAGTGTTAGTGCTGCTTTTAGTTATGATAAAACCAGTTACAATCAAAGTGAAGCAAACCCAACTCCTACAATAACAGGAACTCCAGGAGGTACTTTTAGCTCTGACGCTGGAGTATCTTTTGTTAGTACTTCAACTGGTGAAATTGATTTAAGTGAATCAACTATTGCTTCACACACTATTTTTTATATTGTTGACGGAGTACAAGCCAGTCAAACAATAGATATTACAGCTGCGCCTTATGCTTCAACTTCTTCGTTTACTTTCGATGGGGTGAATGATTATTTTCAAACAACTTTTTCAATTGGAACCACAAACACCTTTTCGGTTAGTATGTGGGTAAATACAACAAGTTTTACTACAAGTCAAATACTAATAGATAATAGAGATACAGGAGCAGATGGTTTTAATTGTTATATAAACACAAATAATACATTACAATTTAGAATAAATGGAGTTGATTTAGGCGTTTCAACTTCTACATTAAGTACAAATACTTGGTTTCATTTAGGATTAACTTATAACGGAAGTGATAAAAAAATATATTTTAACGGTAGTAAAGTTGCTGAAACTTCACAATCAACTACGTTAAATGTTACTAATACATTAAGAATAGGCACTATTAGTCAATCTACTCCGAGTAATTTTTTTAGTGGCAAAATAGACGAAGTTTCTATCTGGGATTCAGCTTTAAGCAGTGATGCAATTACAGAGATAGCAGCAGGACCAAATGATTTAACAAGTTTAACAAATGCGAGTTCAAGTAATTTGAAAGCGTGGTATAAAATGGGAGAATAAATGTCAACAGAATTTTACAATCGCAATTGGAGGATGCCAAATAGTTGGAATGGCTCGACTGATAACAGCAGCAAAGTATCTAATTACAGTATGAGCTTTGACGGGAGTTCTGAATTTATAGACTGCGGAACAGATATAGGAAATTACTTTGGTGAAGATTATACTGGTGAAATGGCTATTAGTATTTGGTTTAAGGCAGATGTAACCAGTTCAGACGATGGTATTTTTCAATTTACAGGTTCAACTTCTTTAGGTGAAATATCTGCTGCTATTTACGCAAATGATTTAGAATTTAGAATTAAAGGAAGTACTGAAGTTTCTGAAAGTTTTACTGATACATCTAATTGGCATAACTTAATAATAAATTTATTTGGACCATCTGGAGCTAATCAACTTTATTTAGATGGTGTCGCTTTTGGTTCTACTTTTACTTATAGTAGTGGAGGTTTAGACTTAAACGGCGAGACTTTTAACATAGGTCATTATGGAAGTAGTAGATATTTTAGTGGAAAGTTAGACCACTGTTCTATTTTTGATTATGCACTTTCAGCTTCACAGATAACATCTTTATATGGTAACTCTACTGATGGTGTTGGAAATCCAATGAGTATAAGTCCAAAACCTAAATTTTATTATCCAATAGGTGATTATGCAGCGTTTAACGGTTCAGAGTATTTAGTACCTAACGGAGCTTTAAGTGATTATGTTTTTGATTTTAATGGAAGTACTTCTTTTATTACTTATAATAGAAATCCAAGTATTTCAACTTCAAATGTGACTATTTCAGGCTGGTTTAAAACTAATACAACTTCAGGACTTCAAGGAATTGTAGGAGGTGGAGGAAATGATGGTATGCCCATTTGGTTAATTAATGGCAAGCTTGCTTATTATCAATGGACTTCAGGAGGCTGGGGAACTAATATGATTTATAATTCTGTTTTAAATACTAATCAATGGTATCATTTTGCAGCTACTTGGGATGAGTCCACAACTACAAGAGTATTATATTTAAACGGTCAAGCTGTTTTAACTAACACAACTACAACAGATTTATTTTGGACTAATAACTATGGATATTTAGGTAGATATAGTTCAGCTGAATTTAATGGACAATTAAGTAATATACAAATTCATAATTCAACGTTACCAGCGACAGGTTCAAATTCAATACAAACATTATATAATAATGGTACGCCTTTAGAAACAACAATTGACACTTCTAATCTTTATGGCTGGTGGAAATTAGACGCTTCAGCTACTTTTGATGGTACTAATTGGTCTATTCCAGATGATAGTTCTAATTCAAATACAGGTACTTCGAGCGGAATGACTACCTCTGCATTAACTCAATCCAACCTATTAATAACACAACCTTACTCAAGGTACAGTTTAGATTTTGATGGAACAAATAATTATATAGATTTAGGAAATAATAATTTTGGAATAGATTACAATACTACATTTAGTATTTCAGTTTGGGTTAATCCAGCCGCAACAGGCACTTTAGAAATAATCTCTAAAAGATTAGGCGTAAACCCTTACACTGGATACGAATTAAGATTACAACTTTCAAATCAAATTACATTAATTATTGATGATGGTGCAAATTTTATTAGCACTTTAACTACATTAGGTATTGGTACTGGAAGTTGGAAACATATTGTTACTACTTATGATGGAACTGGAAATAAAAATGGAATCAATATATATGTAGATGGCGGAATAGTTGCAAGTAATGATAGTGGAACTACAATAACTAGCACTATAAGTAATTCTGCTCCAGCACAAATAGGAGCCAGAAGTGGAGCTTTACCTTTTAACGGTTCAATTTCAAATGTTTCTATTTGGAATACAGTTTTAACATCTACACAAATCACAGAACTTTATAACCAACGAAAACCAGGAAATCTCAATAATCATAGTGCTTATTCTAATCTTGTTAGCTGGTGGCAGTTAGGTGAGAATATGAGTTATGATTCTAATGTGTGGACTGTATTAGATGAGAAAGGAACTAATAATGGAACAGGAGCAAATTTAGCACCAGCAGAGGATTCAATAGTAAATGGAGTTGGTACGTCTGGAAATGGCTTAAGTGATGGAATGGGAGGAGCAGATAATATTATAGGAGACGCTCCTTATAGTACAGCAAATGCAGTAAGTTATGGAATGGGAGTCGATGCAAAAAGCACAGATGTACCGAGTTAAAAATATTAAATAAATAAAAAAATGAGACAATACGCAGTAATAGAATTAACAGAAACAGATAAAGTAATCTTTTCACAGGTTAACCAATCGAGTGCTCAAACAATGAGAAGAAACCTAGCTAATACGCAAGGTTTACTTTCCTGGAGTGTAAC